TGACGCTGTCGTTTTGCGTGCGGAAAAGCCTGTTGAAGTTCAACCTCAACCCGTGGTTCAAGCAGACTGGCCATCGATGGACGAAACGGCGCAAGTCGACTCTGACATCTTGGACGGCTCCGCCAAAGAGATTGCAGCAGCGCTCGAAGAGCTTAGACCTTCGATCGGCATTGAGTTCCTGAAAGATCTGTTGGCTCGTGAGCAAGCAGGCAAGACTCGCAAGAGTGTTGTTAAGTTGCTCGAAGAGGCGATTGGAGAGCAATGATGGACGTGGCGAAATTCCGCACCGACTTCCCTGAGTTTGCGGAAGCCTCGCGCTACACGAACAACACCATCACGTTCTGGTCTGGAATCGGTGAGAAGCTCGTGTCGCAAGACCGCTTTGGCGACTTGTACACGGAAGCCGTTGAGCTGTTCACGGCACACAACTTGGTGTTGGCAGCAGGCAACAAAGCTGCTGCCGCATCCGGCGCTCTTCCTGGAGGAGCGGGTGGCGCGATTGCAAGCAAGGCGGTTGGCTCGGTGAATGTGTCCTACGACAACGCTTCTTCGATGGAGCTGAACGCTGGCCACTGGAACCAAACCACCTACGGACGCCAGTACATCCAAATGGCTCGGCTGATCGGGCAAGGTTGTTATCAATTATGATGAAGATCACCAAAGACACCGTCGACAACATGCTAGCCGCCGTGAAAGCCATGGCAGCTCAACGCGTGCTCGTCGGCGTGCCGTCTGCGGAAGCTCCTCGTCGTGGTGACCCAATCAACAACGCCACGCTTGCTTACATTCATGAAAATGGTTCGCCAGCACGCAACATTCCTGCTCGTCCGTTTTTGAAGCCTGGAGTGGAGTCCGCCAAGCCAAAGCTCATCAGCACTCTCAAGGTCTACGCCAAGCAAGCTCTGACCGACAAGAGCGCGATTGAAAAGGGCTTGAACGCGGCTGGGCTGGTGGCGCAAAGCGCAGTGAAGAACCGCATCCGCATGAGTGAAGGCATGGCACCATTGAAGCCTGGAACGCTCGCTGCGCGTCGTCGCAAGGGCGCAAAAGGCGAAAAGCCTCTCATCCGCACAGGCCAGCTGCTCAACAGCATCACCTACGTTGTGAGGGACAAATAAATGGCTCTGCTCGACGTTTCCGGTTTGCTGCTCGACCCTGACTTCACGAACGTGATCACGCTCATCAAGCGTTCAGCCGCAATCAACATTCACGGCGAAACAATCTTGACCGAAACGCCTTGCTACATCAGCGCTGTGGTGCAAGGGGACAACACGGAAGTGTTAGAACGGCTCCCTCAAGGCGCAAGGCTGTCGGACATGGTAACGGTCTACTACCGTGGCCAGCTTCAAGCTGAGAGCGAAGGCGGCTACGCTGACGTGATTGTTTGGCAAGGGCGTCGCTACCAAGTCAAAGAGGTCGCAGAAGACTTCATGAACTACGGCGCTGGTTTCACCAAGGCGTTTTGTATGTTGGAGCCTGCTCATGTCTAACACGAGCGCCACAGGCGGCTATTTGCTTCAAGGCACTCCGCGTCCTTCAGAAGGACAGGAACTGCGTCGCTTCTTGCAGTCGGTGTTGGTTGGCGTTACAGACCTGCAACCCAGCTTGGTGCGCCAGTCTTGGCAACCCAATCCTGCGCCGGTTCCAAGCATCGAAACAAACTGGATGGCATTCGGCATCGAGTCTCAACGCGCTGAAGCCGGTGACCCGTACCAACGGCAACTCGACGACGGCTCTTCGTTGATGATTCGACACGAAGAACTGGACGTGGCTTGCATTTTCTATGGTCCAGACGCCCAAGGGAATGCAAATTTGTTGCGCGACAGCATGTATTTGGCGCAAAATAGGGAAAGTATGTACGCGGTTGGGATGGGGCTGGTGGGCTTTTCAGAAACCTNCCACGTAGCCTGAACTGATCAACGACAGATTTTTCGACAGAGCCGACACTCACAATGACGCTGCGTCGAGAAGTCCGACGTGAATATCCTGTGCTCAACTTTGTTAGCAGCCAATGGATTGATTCACGCAAACAGACACGTAACCACGCTGACCCGAGAGTGGTCAGTTTAACTTAGGAGAAATGACATGGCTCAAGGTTTGAATGTTGGACGGCTCGTCCGAGTTTCCGTCAACCTCGCACCGCTGGCGGCAGCTCGTCGCGGTTTTGGAACACTGCTCATCGCTGGTGACTCTAACGTCATCGACGGTTCTGAGCGCTTTCGCAATTATGTAGACTTGGAGTCCGTCGCTGGCGACTTCGGAACGTCTGCGCCTGAGTACTTGGCGGCTTCGCTGTACTTCGGTCAGTCGCCTCGTCCAAGCCAACTGATGATCGGGCGTTGGATTCGAACAGCGACTTCCGCTTTGCTCAAGGGCGGCGTGCTCACTCTTGCCGAACAAACAATGGCCAGCTGGACAGCGATCACTGCTGGCTCGTTCAAGATCACCGTCGACGGCGGCACAGAGCAGTCTGTGACAGGATTAGACTTCAGCGGCGAAACCAACCTCAACGGCGTGGCCAGCGAGATCAACACCGTCTTGACCGGCGCAACGGTCTCTTGGGACGGTTCGCGCTTCATCGTCACGAGCGCAACTTCTGGTGCGACTTCTGAATTGACTTATGCGTCTGCCGCCGCAACCGGCACAGACGTCAGCGGTCTGCTCAAGCTCACCAGCACAACCGCTCTGGCTCCGATCAGCGGATTCGACGCGGAAACGCCTGTGGAAGCTGTTGCTGAATTCGCGAACCTTTCTGGCATGTGGTATGGCCTGTCGTTCGCGGCGAGCGCAATGCCCAACAACGAACAGATCGTGGCTGTTGGTCAGTTCGTTGAAGGCGCGAGCATCAGCCGCATCTTCGGTGTGACGGAGACCGACACTCGCGTGTTGGACGCGACTTACACCAACGACTTGGCCACGCAGTTCAAGGCGCTGAACTACAAACGCACTTGCGTGAGTTACTCGGCCAATCCTTACGCGATTGTTTCGCTCATGGGGCGTGCTTTCTCGGTGAACTTCGCCGCCAACCGCTCTACGATCACGCTGATGTACAAGCAGTCGCCTGGAATCGTGGCTGAGCGCTTGACGGAAACGCAAGCCCAGACCTTGAAGTTCAAGCGCTGCAACGTCTTCGTGCAGTACCAAAACGACACCGCCATCATTCAATACGGCGTCATGTCTGGCCAAGCCTACTTCGACGAGATCCACGGCTTGGATTGGTTTGCTGACTCGCTGCAAACGAGCCTGTACAATCTCCTTTACCAGAGCAAGACCAAGATCCCGCAAACCGACGCTGGCCAAAACCAGCTCGTCAACGGCGCGGCTGGTGTTTGCCAAGAGGCGATCAACAACGGCTTGATTGCTCCTGGTCAGTGGAACGCAGACGGATTCGGCCAGATCGACCGTGGCGACTTCCTGGAAGAAGGTTTCTACATCTACACACCGCCAATGGCCGCACAAGACCAATCGATCCGCGAACAGCGCATTGCGCCTCCGATCCAGATTGCTCTGAAGCTGGCCGGTGCGATCCACGAAATCGACGCCATTGTCGACGTCAACCGCTAATCAAGGAGAATTGAACTATGAGCACTTATTCTTTCCAAGACGTCGCAGCCGCAATCGTCGGCATCGGCGGCTCGATCAACCTCGCTTCTGGCGCGGCTGTTGCTGAAGAAGGCATCACGATCGAGTCGGTTGAAGACAAGAACATCATGACCATCGGCGCGGACGGCTCTGGCATGCATTCGCTGGTTGCCAACGAGTCCAGCACGGTCACTGTTCGTTTGCTGAAAACTTCGCCTGTGAACGCGCAACTCCAGCTGATGTACAACCTGCAAACCAAAACCTCGCTCACTCACGGCAAAAACGTGATCACAGTGCGCGACGTGGTGCGCGGAGACGCCATCGTGCTGACCAATGCCGCATTCGCCAAACGTCCTACCGTCACGTACGCCAAAGAAGGCGGCATGAACGAGTGGACTTTCCACGCAACCAAAACGACCCAGATCCTGGGCGTGGGCACACCGGAGATCTAAACTATGGAATTTGAACTGGAAGGCCAGACGTATCGTGTGAACAAGATCGACGCTCGGTCACAATTTCACATCGTCCGGCGACTAGCTCCCGTGATCGGCGAGCTGGCTCCAGCGTTGCAAGGCGGTAAAGGAGGCGTGGACGCGCTTCCTCCGCTCGCCAACGCCATCGCCAAGCTCTCAGACGCGGATGCAGATTATTGTTTGTTCGGCTTGCTCAAGGCTCTTTCCCGCAAACAGCCGCAAGGCACGGGTTGGGGTCCAGTGACCACGGGCGACTTGTTGATGTACGACGACATCAGTATGCCAGCCATGCTTCAACTAGCTTGGCGCGCAATGTCGCACAACATGCAAGGTTTTTTCGCCGCGCTCCCCTCGGATTTGCAAGAAGTAGCCCAGAGAGCAAAAGGCCAGTAAAATGGGTCTCTCTGCCGGACGGGGAGGATTGGCTGCTGCGCCCAGTACTCAAGGGGATGTGCGCGTATGAGAGCTTGATCGACGGCACATTGGCGTTGTCGGACGTTGCTTTGATGAACGATGCGTTGGATGTGCAAGAGGAGAATGAAATGCGATACCGAGAGGCGAACAAATGAGCGGTGAAACCATCAAGGAGTTCCTCGTCGGTCTCGGATTCGAAGTCGATCAAGGGTCTCTCAACAAATTCAATTCTGGTTTAAAGAAAGCCACCATCGNTGTCACAGCGTTGGGCGCGGCTGCCACAGCGGCTGCAGGCTTGATCACCAAGTTCGTCACAGGCGTGGCGCAGGACTTTGACGCCATCAGCGACTTGGGAGGTCGAGTCAACGCCACCGCGCACGAGATCATGGAGCTGGGCTACGTTGCCACGCTCACTGACTCTAGCGTAGAGGCTGTGGCCAGTTCCCTGGACGGTCTCAACCGCACCATGGGCGAAGCTTCCATGGGCATGGGACGCGGCAAAGTTGTCTTCGAGCAGCTGGGCATCAGCTTGAAGGACGCCAACGGCAACATGAAAACCACCGCAGCCATGATGGCTGAAATCGGTGACACAATCAAAGACCTCTCCCGCCAAGAACAAGTCGCCATCCTCAGCAAGCTCGGTATCGACCCGACAATGATTGGCGCGTTGACCGGAGACGTGGCTCAGCTGCGTGCCGAGTTCAATCAGATTTACTCTGACCTCGAGATCGACGCCAATGCTGCTGCGCAAGCTTCCAGCGACTTTATGGACTCGGTCGGGCGTTTGAGCTTCGTGTTCGACGCGTTGCGCAAAGCAGTGGCGCTGAAGTTCATGGGACAGATCCAAGGCGGCATCGACCGCATGCGCAAGTTGCTTGTCGAAAACATGCCCAAGATCGTGAACGCGATCACCCCGATCATCAACATGATCCTGCGCATCGCTGAAGCGTTCATCGCCGTCGTTGCACGCATCGCGCAGTTTGCTGGCGTGCTGATTGGCTGGTTCAACCGCATCAACGACGCCACAGGCGGCTGGGCTGGTTACATTCTCGCTGCGGCTGCGGCTTGGAAATATTTGAACCTTGCTTTCCTCGCCTCACCAATTGGGTTGTTGCTTTCGCTGGCAGCAATTGTTTTGTTGCTCATTGACGACTTCCTCACGTTCAAAGAAGGCGGCGACTCCCTCATCGATTGGGGCAGCAACTTCGGCATCTTGATGCAAGTCGTCACCTCTATCCTCACAGGGCTGTTGGCCGGTTTCCTCGCCGTCAAAGGCGCAATCCTCGCCAAAGCCGCCGTCCTCGCAATCGCCAAAGGCGCTATGGCAGCTTACACTGCTGTTGTCACAGGGGTGAAAGTCGCTCTCGGGTTCGCCAAAGGCGCTATGGCACTGTTCAACGCCGTCATGCTGGCCAACCCGATCGGGCTGGTCATTGCTGCCGTGGCAGGGTTGATTGCGATCGGTTATTTGCTCATCAGCAATTGGGACACCGTCAAGGACTGGTTCATCGGGTTGTGGGATTGGTTTTCGGAGAAGTTCCCGAACATCAGCGGGTTCATCACTGCCACATTCGAAAAAGCTTCTGCGCTCGTGTTGGCTATTTTCCAAGCCGTCAAGGACTGGTTCTCGACCCTCATCGGTTGGTACGCAGAAGCGTTCGGCGCTATTGTTGGGTTCGTCTCTGAACCGTTCCAAGCGGCAGCGAGCGCCGTGCTCAACATCTTCCAAGGCGTCAAGGACTGGTTCGCCGGTTTCTTGGACTGGATCATGGCAGGCTTCGACAAGATCAAGGGCGTCGCCGACGCGGTCACCGGATTCGCTGGCAAGGCGACAGACGCTGTTTCTCAAGGAGCCAGCAACGCTTGGGGCAGTGTCAAGGGCTGGTTCGGCGGCGGCGAAAACAACGCCGCTCCACCTTCGGCTCCGTCTCCACAAGCAGCAGCCACGCTCGGCGGCATGAATCAGACCGTGTCGCAAAACACCGAGATCATCGTTCAGGGCGCTTCCGACCCACAAGCCACAGCTCGGGCTGTCTCTGGTCAGCAAAACCGCGTCAACGCCGATCTAACACGTAATTTGGCAGGAGCAGCAAGATGAGCCTGTTCAATACTTCTTTAGCTTCGTTCTTGCCTCAACGCACCATTGGTCCATTCCGCGCCACGGTGACGATTGAGGAAATTGCCACCGACACGTTGGAGATCACGCAGCACCCCGTGCAGCAAGGAGCCTCGATAACGGATCACGCTTACAACATGCCGGCAACAGTGAGCGTGCAAGTGATGTTCAGCGCGGACACGGCACCTTTGTCAGAGACTTACACCAAGCTCCGGCTGTTGCAATCCAACCGTGAGCCTTTCACGCTCGTCACCGGCAAGCGCACTTACCGCAATATGTTGATCAAATCGCTTGGACAAACCAACGATTCAGCAACAGAAAACATCTTGAGCGTGCGCATGGACTTGCAAGAGGTCTTCATCACGGCGCTGACTGTTGTGAGTGTTCCTGAGCGTTCGCGGCAAGCGGCTCCTGGCACGACTGGAGCGACTGAAAATGCAGGTCAACAATCTGCTCAACAAGCCTCAGCGCCGCGTTCGCGCAGCGCGTTGAGGGCATTGTCAGGAACATAAAATGACGCAAACAGTTTTCCGCATACCTTTGAAAAACACGCCACAGCGCTTCGAGATTGAATTGGCTGGGCGTTCGTTCATCATGATTGTCCGTTGGAATCCCGCCATGCCCAATTGGATCATGTGCTTGTTGGACGGCGAAACAGAGCAAGCTCTTTTGAATTGCTTGCCATTCGTGACAGGAACAGACTTGTTGCAACAATTCCGGCACGTAGGCATTGAAGGCTCGTTCGTCGTGTTCACAGACGGAGAAGAGTTCGCCACGCCGACGCTGGAAAACCTCGGCAAAGAAGCCAACTTGTATTATGTGGTGGACAGATAATGGCTGTCCTTCAATACATCCGGCGGTGCAACTTGCTGGTGGCTGGCGCCAGTGGAGAAGGGTTGGACTTGTCTGGGCTGAGGATCTCTTTCAAGGTCAAGAAGTCTGATGCACAAACTCCCAACACTGCTGAAATCAGGGTCTACAACCTTGCCGAGTCCACAGCCAAACAAATCCGCGAAGAGTTCAAGACCATCACTTTGCAAGCTGGTTATGAAGCCAATTTTGGAATCATCTTCGCAGGCAACATCAAGCAGGTTCGCTTCGGACGCGAGTCCGGCACCGACACCTACATCGACATCGCCGCTGGCGACGGAGACGACGCGTACAACTACGCAGTCGTGAACACCACGCTCGCAGCTGGCGCAACGCAGGCCAATCAGATCCAAGCCGCTGCTGGCGCGTTGTCTGAACGCGGCGTGGGGCAAGGGTTCATCGCCGACACCGGCACGCAATCTTTGGCGCGTGGGAAGGTCATGTACGGAATGGCGCGGGATTACTTGCGTCAATCTGCTGAAGCTTCAGAGACAACGTGGAGCGTGCAAGACGGCAAGCTCCAGTTCGTGAAACTCACCGAGGTGTTGCCCAACCAAGCCGTGCTGCTCAACTCCAAGACAGGTCTGGTAGGCACGCCGGAGCTGACCAATGAAGGTCTCAAGGCGCGTTGCCTCCTCAACCCATTGCTCAAGATTGCTGTGCGCGTCAAGATCGACGAAGCTGACGTCGCCGAAGCCAAGCTCCCAAGCTCCGGCAAAGACTCTCCCGCCAACGCAGGCGCAAGCGTCGCGCAGGACGGCATTTATCGGTTGCTGGTCGTAGAGCACAGCGGCGACACATTCGGCAACGACTGGTACAGCGACTTGGTTTGCCTTTCTGCAGACCCAACCGCTCCAGCAGGAAAACAGGTAGCAAAAACATGAGACGCTCGGAACGCTTAGACGACTTGGAAGAGGGCTTGCGCATTGCGATGGAGTCGCACCAGTCGCACATGTGGACTTCTATCCCTGGAATCGTCACCGCCGTGGACTTGGTTGCACAGACACTTTCCGTGCAACCTTCCGTCCAAGGCTCAGTGACCGCGCCAGACGGTTCCGTTCAAGCTGTGAACTTGCCTTTGTTGGTGGACGTGCCGATTGTTTGGCCACGCGCTGGAGGCTTCGCGCTCACATTCCCCATCAAAGCTGGCGACGAAGTGTTGGTGGTTTTCGCCTCTCGTTGCATCGACAGCTGGTGGCAAGGCGGTGGCGTCGGCGCTCAAGCCGAAGCTCGCATGCACGACCTGAGCGACGGCTTCGCCATTCTCGCTCCCACGTCTCAACCCAAGAAGTTCAGCGGCGTGAGCTCCAGCAACGTCCAACTGCGGGACGAGAGCGGGACGACTTATGTTGAGATCACTCCTGGAGGCGCGGCTCGCGTGGTCGGCGCGACCAAAATCGACATCGAAGCACCAACGATCAATTTGAATGGAACGACCAACATAACTGGAACGACCAACATTGTTGGACAGGTGAACCAGTCTGGTGGAGGCTTGGTGAGCAACGGCATCACATTCAGCTCGCACAAGCACACCGGCGTACAGCCTGGATCTGGAACTTCCGGTGGACCAACAAATTAATTTCCTTTCCATTATGTGTGAAAAAAGGGATAATAACAGACATGAGATATCGAAAACTGGATGAAAATGGAGACATGCTGTTCGGCGACGAGCAAGCTGACTTTTTCCGCGATCAGCCGGAGGCAGTTGCTCAGGCAGTTTGGACGCGGTTGCGCCTGTGGGCAGGAGAGTGGTTCCTCGACACGGCTGAGGGAACGCCTTACCAGCAAGCCGCTTTGGGCACGAACAAGCAAGAAACCATTGAGCCAGCTCTGCGAGAGCGCATTTTGGAAACCCAAGGTGTAACAGAAATTGAGGAGTTCGAATTGACCATTGATCCCGACAACCGCGTGGCAAGCCTCAGCGCAGTGATCAATACGCAATACGGCTCCACACAACTTGTCGGGGTGCTGTGATGGCGATTGGAGATCTGGTTTCTGTTAACGCAACTGGGCTCAGGTACCCAGATTATCCGACCGTCCTCGAATACCTCAAAGGTGAATACCGCGCCATCTACGGCGCTGACACTTATTTGGAAGCCGACTCACAAGACGGCCAGTGGATTGCGATCCTCGCCTTGAGCATGTATGAGACGATGCTCGTGGCCAGCGCGGTTTACAACAGCTTTTCCCCTCTCACCGCTCAGTCAGACGCGCTCACGCGCAACGTGAAAATCAACGGCATCGCTCGTCTCGTGGCCACGCGCTCGCAAGTTGATTTGCGCATCGTCGGGCAAGCAGGCACCATCATCAACAACGGGCAAGCCGAAGACACCTTGTCGCGCAAGTGGTTGTTGCCCGTCAGCGTCACGATCCCTGTGGGCGGTGAAATCACCGTCACGGCAAGTGCTGTCGAGCTGGGAGCAATCGCTGCGCAAGCCAACACCATCAACAAAATCGCTACGCCCACGCTCGGTTGGCAGTCGGTCAACAACCCTGCGCCAGCTGTGGAAGGAGACCCTGTCGAAACGGACGCCGAGTTGCGTCGTAGACAATCTGACTCGACCATGATCCCGTCGTTGAGCGTCATGGAAGGCATCGTCGGCGCGGTTGCATCGTTGCAAGGCGTGCAACGCTACCGTGGCTACGAAAACGACAGCAACACCACAGACTCAGACGGCATCGCCGCGCACACCATTGCGCTGGTGGTCGAAGGCGGCGACTCAACCGCAATCGCCACAACCATCGCCAACAAGAAAACCGCTGGCACAGGCACACAAGNCTCTACGTCTGTCGTGGTGAACGACCAGTACGGTGTGCCCAACACGATCAAATTCTACCGCCCGACACCTGCCACCATCGGCGTGGAGGTTTCCGTTGACGGCGCGTGCCAATTACTTGAGCACCACAGCTGATCAGATCAAGACGGCTGTGGCAAATTACTTGAGCAGCTTGGAAATTGGCGACGACATCTTCATCACCAAGCTCTTCGTGCCTGCCAACTTGAGCAACTTGCCCGTGGGCGAGACGTTCGACGTGACGCAAATACGAATCAAGAAAAATGCCGGCAGTTTTGGCACGACCAACATCTCTCTCGCGTTCAATGAAATTGCTGAATGCGACGCATTGACAAACGTGACGGTGATCGCAACATGAAGACGACAGCTGAATACCTAGCGCTGATCACCAGCGAACACAGCGAAAAGCCTCGTTTCGTAGCGACCGTTGAAGCGTCGGTTGCGCCGTTTGCGTCGTTGCAAGCCACCATGCGCAAATTTGTGCAGGACTTCGACTTGGACACGGCCATTGGCCAACAGCTCGACACCGTTGGCTTGTGGATTGGATTGACGCGCCGCGTGGCGATCCCGCTGGAAGGGTACTATTTCACTTGGGACGATGTTGTTCAAACTGGTTGGGACAACGGCACGTGGATCGGTCTCGGAGACCCTTTGTCTGGATTCACAGACTTGCCCGACGACTTGTATCGCGCTTTGTTGCGAGCCAAGATCCGCGCCAACAATTGGAACGGCGACATCCCAGGAGCTTACGAGATCGTTCAACAAGCGTTTCCGACCTTGGGTTCTGGGCTGACCATAACTGACAACCAAGACATGACAATGACCGTCACGATTGACGAAGACGCGCTGCCAGCATTGGAGCGTGCGATCATCACCGAAGGCTTCATCCCGTTCAAGCCTGCTGGCGTGACAGCTGAATACGTGACGGTGTAAAGGAGAAACTGAATGGCAACTAACGAAATTCTACCGTTCGCAGTCACAAACACAGGCACCAACCTGTTGACGCAAGCTGAATATGTCTCCGACGCTCAGCGTCCAATCGGCCATCAGCCAGGAATTGCGCGCAGCAAGCTCGCCAACAAGGCCATGCGGCAAGCGTCTTTGATCTCTTCTGGCGTGGCGCAATTCATTGCCGACTACCAAGGCAACAACGTAACCGACTCGCTCACTCCTCAGCAAGTGGCTGATTATTTGCTTGCTGCTGTGAAGTTTCAAATCCCTTCCGGCATCATCACGATGTGGTCTGGGACAATAGGCAACATCCCGTCCGGTTGGTTTTTGTGCAATGGCTCCAATGGCACTCCAGACTTGCGCAACAGATTCGTGGTCGGCGCAGGAAGCACCTACGGCGTCGGCGCAACGGGCGGCAGCGCAAACGCAATCGTCGTAGAACACACCCACGCATTCAGCGGAACCAGCGCGGCGGCTGGAGGCCACAGTCACACACTGAACGACCCTGGACACATCCACACGGGCGTGCTTCCTTCGCAGCCAAAATATACAGGCTACGGCGTTTACACTCAGGAAGACACGTTTGATGCTTCGCCGCTTGATGGCTCGACGAACGCAGCAACCACCGGCATCTCGATCAATGCTGTCGGCAACCACCAGCACGCTTACTCAGGCACGACGGCTTCCAACGGTTCTTCCGGCGCGAATGCAAACTTGCCTCCATACTATGCTTTGGCATACATAATGAAGGGGTAATCCATGACTTGTCAAACGCTCACCCCTTCCATCCAACCGATCAAGCGCGGCGACAGCTTCCTGATGGCGTGCATCTACAAGGTGGGCGGCGTGGCGCAAGACGTGACGAACTACGCAATCCGCTCGCAGGTGCGCAACTCCTCAGACGAACTGGTGCAAGAGCTCACCGTCACCAAGGCTGACCAAAGCACTGACAAGGGCGCGTTCGTCCTCAGCGCCGGACTGATCAGCGGCTGGCCAATCGACTTGTTGCGGTGCGACATCGAACTCAGCGAAGAAGGCACTGTGCGCAGCTCGCAGACTTTCATGATCCCAGTGGTGGAGGACGTGACCCGTGATTAATCAACTCGTCATTCAACAAGTTTCCCCTAGCACGGTTGAGGTCTCCCCCAACGACCAGTCGGCCATTGAGTTGGGGTTGACCAATATCGGCTTGCGTGGTCCACAAGGCATTCAAGGGATACAAGGCGTTCCTGGTCCAAACGAAATTGGCGGCTACCCCGTCATGCTCGCAGACGCTCAGGAAAAAGACATCTTGCAGCTGAAGACAGCTGCTTGGCGCAATACACCGCAAGAAGCGCTCACTGACGGCGGCAACTTTTAAAGGAGAATGAACCATGGCTAACACCATTCGAATCAAGCGCCGCGCCTCTGGTGACGCAGGTGCCCCAGCAAGTCTCGAGAACGCCGAACTGGCGTACAACGAAGTCAACGACACCCTCTACTACGGCAAAGGCACTGGCGGCGCAGGCGGCTCGGCGACCACCGTGGAAGCTGTCGCAGGCAAAGGTGCGTACGTAGACCGCTCGTCCAACCAGACCGTCGACGGCACCAAGACGTTCAGTCAACTCATTGGCGGCTCCATCAGCGGCAACGCTGCCACGGCGACCACTTGGGCGACTGCGCGCAACCTCTCGCTGACTGGTGACGGAACCGCGACCCTGACAGGCGTGAACGGATCCGCCAACGTGAGTGCAGCCTTCACGCTCGCTACGGTGAACGCCAACGTCGGCACCTTCACCAAGCTCACCGTGAACGCCAAAGGCTTGGTCACAGCAGCGGTTGCCGCGAACCTGAACGACATCAACGCTCCGGCGTCTGACTTCTCGTTCAACGCCAAGAAGCTCACCAATCTCGCCGCACCTACCAACGACACGGACGCCGCCAACAAAGGCTACGTGGACGGCGTGGCGCAAGGCTTGGACGTCAAGGGTTCTGTGCGGGTCGCAACCACAGCCAACATCACGCTCTCTGGCACACAAACGATCGACGGCGTGGCCGTGGTCGCAGGCAACCGCGTACTGGTCAAGAACCAGACCACAGCTTCTGCCAACGGCATCTACGNNGTNGNGGCTGGNGCTTGGACTCGGTCGACCGATGCAGACATTTTCAACGAGCTTGTCTCGGCGTTCGTGTTCGTGGAGGAAGGCTCGACGCTCGCCGACACGGGTTGGGTTTGCACGGTGAATGCAGGCGGCACGCTCGGTTCGACAGCGATCCCTTGGGCGCAGTTCTCTGGTGCGGGAACGTACTTGGCTGGCACAGGCTTGACGCTTACGGGCGGCACGTTCTCCATCACCAACACGACGGTCACGGCTGGTGCTTATGGGTCGGCTTCCAAGACTCTGACCGCCACGGTGAACGCGCAAGGTCAACTCACCGCGCTGGCGCAAGTGGACATCGCAATCGCCAACACGCAAGTGTCTGGCCTCGGCACCATGAGCACGCAAAACGCCAACAACGTGAACATCACGGGCGGCTCGATCACTGGGCTCGCCACCTTCGACAACATCACAATCGACGGCGGCACGTTCTAATTTAATCCCGCGTAAATACGCGAAAGGGGAAGCCACATGGCAAACAAACTGCAAGTAAAAA